TGGTGCTGCGCTAGCTGTGGGTGGATTTAGCGCTGCAATCAAGGGCGCAATCGACTTAGCCGATGACATGCGCGACTTATCGCAGCGCACTGGCGTCGGCATTGAAACGCTAGGCCAGTTCAAGGTGGCAGCCGAACTGAGCGGCAGCAGCATCGAAGGTGTTGCCAAAGGATTGACGCTGCTCAACAAGAACATGGTGGCCGCGGCTACTGCAGGTGGTCCGGCTGCTGCAGCATTTAAGACGCTGGCGGTCAGCACCACCGAAACCGATGGCACGCTGCGGAAAGCCGACAAAGTGTTTCTCGATGTAGCTGATCGCTTTGCTGCGATGCGCGATGGACCGGAGAAGGCCGCGCTGGCAATGAAGATCTTCGGCAAATCTGGCAGCGAGCTGATTCCAATCCTGAATCTCGGCAGCAAGGAGATACAGCGCTTCGGTCTGGGCATCGGTCCAGACTTTGCGAACAAGGCTGATGCCTTCAACGATTCGCTCGGAATCATGAAGGCGCAGGTGACCGTGCTCACCGTGCAGGTCGGCTCCGCATTGCTGCCCATACTGAGTGGTCTGGTGACTGTTGTTGGCCAGGTTGCGACCTTTGTCGGCACGATGGCAACCGAGTTTTACAAGGCGATCGGCGGTGCGGCTGGATTACAGCAAATTGCGGCGACCTTGATTAAGACAATGGTTGTGCTTGGCAGCGTGACTGCCGGCGTGTTCATTGCCACCAACGTGACCACCTTTGCCACTGCACTTGGTGGAGTGCTCAAGGTGTTGCGGCCGATGGTGATCCTGCAGCGCACGCTGTTAGCAATCGAGACGGCCAGGGCTTCGGTGTTGGGCGTGATCGCTGCGCTGCAGACTCCTGGACCAGCTCAAGCCAAAGCTGTTGCTGCTGTCGCTGCTGGCACGCTTGGCACGTTTGCCCTGGTGGCTGGCGTGGGCAAGATGATCGATGATCTGACAAATCGGATCAGCGACACTCTGGGCAAGGGCTTGCAGATGCCAAACATTCCAACCCCACCACCCGGTACAACGCCTGACATCAGTGGTTTGCGGACTGGTGACGGCGGCAAGCAGGAGGCAAAAGATGAAGCAGAACGGCGTAAGGCAGCATTGCTTGATTCTGCTGAAGCGTTAAAGCAATCGCAAGCAGCATTAAATATTGAACGCGAAACTAACCCTGTTAAGAAGGTTGCGCTGGAGTTTGAGGAGAAACGCCGCGCTGCAATCGCTGCATCTGACAAGGCTTTCCGTGCAGCCTTGAGCGGTGAGCAGCAGGCCAACATTCAGCGGAAGCTGTCGATTGATCTGCGCAGGCTTGAGTTCGAAGGCATCGAAGCGGGCATCAAAGCATTTAAGGATTTCTACGGCGCTGGCTTCGAGGCTGGCATGAGTGGCGAGCTGTTCTACATCTCAGTCGAGAAGACCACCTCGGCCATGGAAGACTTTAACGCTGGCATCAGTTCCTACATTGAAAGCATCGGCACGCTTGGCGCGAACCTTGCCAACCTGACCATCAGTGGTTTTAAGGGATTAGAGGATTCAATCGTTAGCCTGGTGACCACTGGCACGTTTAACTTCAGGCAGTTTGCAATGTCGATCATCGAGGAAACCACTCGCATGATCACGCGGTTGCTGATCATCGCGCCAATCATGGAGGGAATTAGAAATTTAACCTCGGGTGGCGGCAGCAATCTTCTTAGCGCTGCAAGCAAACTAAGCACAACAGTTGGCTTCTTTGGCAAGGGCGGCATCATTGACAAGCCGACCATGTTCGCCTTCGCCAACGGTGGTGCGGGGAATCTTGGCCTGATGGGCGAAGCCGGACCTGAGGCGATCATGCCGCTGCGTCGCGGCCGTGATGGTCGCCTCGGCATTGAATCTGCCGGTGGCGGGGGACCCGTTAGTGTAGTGGTGAACGTCGATGCCAAGAGCAGTGCGGTGGAAGGCGAAGGCGCAAATGCAAAAGCTTTGGGCGTTGCTATTTCATCTGCAGTGCAGAGTGAGATAATCAAGCAGCAACGTCCAGGCGGACTACTTTCTGGTACACGCTGATGGCGACATTTACATTCACACCAGATTTTGACGCTGGCGAAACTCAAGCACCTATCGTGCGTCGCGTGCAGTTTGGCGATGGATATGAACAACGTCTGGCATATGGCTTGAATACTCAACCTTCTGTTTGGAGATTGACATTTAATAATCGTACAGATACTGAGCGTGACAACATCAATAATTTTTTAGAGGCACGTGGTGCGGTTGAGTCATTTGATTGGACCCCGCCATATGGCTCTGCTGGTAAATGGGTCTGTGATGAATGGTCAACAACAATGATTTCATGCAACATAAATAGCATTCAAGCCACCTTCCGCCAAGTCTTTGAACCGTAATGGCATACGCACCCTGGACCGCTAGCACTGCCTTTGCCGTTGGCAACATCCGGCGTTCTACAACGCTGCAGGCATCAGGTCTTGTTTTCAAATGCACTACGGCTGGCACCAGTGGCGCCACACAACCTGTCTGGGCAACAGACGTTGGCAGTTACGTCACCGATAACACGGTCACATGGGTTGCGATTGCTAGCAGCTACGAGGATCTAGCCGCCATTGCACCGAGTGCAATTATTGAGTTGTTTGAGCTAACGTTGGACACAACGTTGCACGGTAGCAACGACACGTACCGCTTTCATAACGGCGCTAACGCTAACGTCAGCGGCAACATCATCTGGAACGGCAACTCATACACCCGCCTACCAGTAAAAGCGGAGGGCTTTGAATACACCAACACCGGCACACTGCCGCGCCCCACGCTGACCATCACCAACCTAGACGGCACGATGACAACACTGCTGTTGCTCGTAAATGCCACCACAGCAGGCAATGACCTTGGTGGCGCCACCGTCAAGCGCATCCGCACATTGAAGAAATATTTAGACGGCGAAGCAGCAGCAGACCCCCACGCCAAGTTCCCAGATGAAATTTGGTTTATAGATCGCAAGGCGAGCGAAAGCCGCGATAGCGTCAGCTTTGAGCTTGCTAGCAAATTTGACCTTGCTGGTGTGATGATCCCTAAGCGACAGATCATCGCCAATATCTGCCAATGGCAATACCGCAGCACGGAGTGCAGCTACACAGGCTCTACTTACTTCAATGTCAACGATCAGTCTGTTGCCACGCTGGCTGCCGACAAGTGCGGCAAACGCCTCAGCTCGTGCAAGCTGCGGTTTGGCGCCAAGGCTGAATTACCCTTTGGCTCGTTCCCCGGTGCAGGTTTGACCGAATGAATCTGTCAAAAACCATCCAGCAGCAGGCACTGGAGCACGCCAAAGCAGAGTTCCCTGCTGAATCCTGCGGTCTTGTTGCCGTCGTCAAAGGGCGCAGACGGTATTTCCCATGCCGCAACCTGGCGGAAACACCGGACGAGCACTTTGTTCTGGATCCGCTGCAGTACGCCGAGGTTGAGGATCAAGGCGAAATCGTGGCGGTAGTCCATAGCCACCCCAAGACCAACCACGCTCCGTCACAGGCTGATCGCGTCGCGTGCGAAAAATCTGGGCTGCCCTGGCATATCGTCAATCCTCAGACCGAACTGTGGGGCTATTGCGAGCCTGATGGATTCGAGCTGCCTTACGTCGGGCGTGAGTTTGTGTTCGGCATTGTCGATTGTTACAGCCTCTGCAGGGACTGGTACAAGCGGGAGTTTGGACTGGATCTGAAGGACTACGACCGCCGTGATCAGTTCTGGCTCAAGGGCGAGAGCTTATACATGGACAACTTCGCCAAGGAAGGATTCCACCAGATACCACTGGAGGAACTGCAGTACGGTGACGCCATCTTGATGCACATGGAGTCATCGTTGCCCAACCATGCGGCGGTGTACCTGGGCGATCAGTTGATCATCCACCACCTGCAAAGGCGGCTTAGTAGCAGGGATCTGTACGGCGGTTATTATTTGAAGAGCACTGCCTGCGCCCTTCGGCATGAAAGTCGTTAAGGTCTACGGCGCACTCCGCAAAAAGCTGGGGCAATGCCGTTTTGAATTTGATGTTGACACCCCAGCGCAAGCACTCAAGGCGCTGTGCGTCAATTTTCCCGGTCTTGAAAAGTGGTTGATTGACAGCGAACAAGATGGCGTAAGTTATCGCGTGACACTAGCAAAAGAAAAAATCGTTAATGATAATGCACAGATTATTTTGTGCCCATGGAGTGAACGCGAAGTCTTCAGTATCACGCCAGTAATTGTTGGTGCTGGTGGGGGTGGTGGTCAAATCTTGGCTGGTATGGGCTTAGTAGCTTTTGCCATCTTGACCGCTGGCGCAGGCGCAGGTTTTCTAGGCCTTGGCGCAGGTCTAACAGCAGGAACATTTACGCTTGGCGCAGCAGCATCTACCGCCATTGGAGGCATTGGCGCAGCTTTAGTCCTCGGCGGCATTGCACAAACACTTTCGCCGTCACCTGTGCAATCAACAAGCACATTTGAACGTGGTCGTGAAGCAGCAAAAATGGAGTCATTTACCTTCAGCGGCATCGTCAATACTGCAAAGCAAGGACTACCCGTGCCCATCGCTTATGGGCGCTGTTTTGTAGGTTCCGCTGTCCTTTCCAGTGGGCTTGACGTGGATCAACAGATATGACACGGATTGTTGGCGCCGGTGGCGGCGGTTGCTTTCTAGGGCATACCCTGATCGCCACACCAAGCGGTGAACGCCGGATTGATGAACTGCAGCCAGGTGATCTGGTTTGGAGCTTTGACCATGACGGCAAGATCCATGAAGCTGCAGTGCTCAAAGTTTATGAGCACCACAACGAACCTGTCACCAGCTACACGCTTTGGGGCGGTCAAATCCTTGACGCTACGCCAAACCACTGGGTACTCAACCAGTTCAACGCCTTCGTCGAAATCGACACCCTTGGCTCAGATGACTGCCTAGTTGACCACAACGGGCACCTGCGCCCCATCGTCAGCAAAACAAACGCGGGCACTGGCACTGTCTACAACCTGACGGTTGAAGGGCACCACACCTTCATTGCTGCTGGTATCCGTGTCCATAACGCGGGTCTGGGTCTTGGCATTGCAGGTGCTGGCGGTGGCAAAGGTGGTGGCGGTCAAAGCCGTACACCAACAGAAGCTGACGATTCACTGCAATCCGTTCAGTTTGGAAGTGTACTTGACCTGTTATCAGAAGGCGAGATTCAAGGCATTGAAAATGGTAACAAGGGCATTTTTCTATCAGGGACACCAGTTCAAGATGCTGCCGGCAAGAATAACTTCTCAGGTTTTACCATCGTCACCCGCAATGGCACACAAGCCCAGACCTATATCAAGCAACAGGTTGGAACAGAAAGTGAGAAAGGCGTCAATGTAGAAGTTGTCAAGGCAACGCCAGTTACCCGCACAATCACAGATACAGATGTTGACCGCGTGCGCGTCACGCTACAAGTGCCGTCACTGCAAATTATCACAAAAAAAGGCGATATTGTTGGTCATAGCGTACAAATAGAAATCAAAGTTCAGTACAACGGCGGCGGTTATAGCACCGTGGTCAGTGACACCATTAGCGGCAAAACTAGCAACTCGTATCAGCGTGATTACATGCTGACGCTAAGCGGAGCGTTTCCTGTTGATGTTCGCGTAGTGCGTGTTAGCGATGATGAATCATCAACCAAGCTTCAAAACCGTACGTTCTGGTTCAGCTATACAGAAATCATTGACGAGAAACTGCGCTACCCCAACAGTGCATTATCATTTTTGCGTTTTGACTCTCGAGATTTTGACTCAATCCCAACGCGCAAATATCTAATTCGTGGAATCAAAATCCAACTGCCATCAAATGCAACCGTAGATACCACAACGCATATCGGGCGTGTCACATACGCTGGGGTTTGGAATGGTACATTCAGCGCAGCAACATGGTGTAATGACCCTGCCTGGTGCTTGTGGGATCTGCTAACCAATACACGTTATGGAGCCTCTATCCCTACGAGCAGCCTTGACAAATATGACTTCTTTGCGATTAGCCAATACTGCAACACGCTAGTTAACAACGGCAAAGGCGGGAAAGAACCACGTTTCTCGTGCAATCTGCTAATCAATAGCCGTGATGAGGTCTACAACGTCATCCAAGAGATGACCAGTCTGTTCCGTGGCATTGCATACTACGGCGCTGGATCGCTGGTGTTGCAACAAGACAAGCCCACCGATTCTCAATATTTGCTGGGTCCAAGCAACGTGATAGATGGCTTGTTTATCTATAGCGGCACATCACAAAAAGCACGCCACACCTGCGCGACTGTTGCCTGGCAGTCTTACGACACCTTGGGCGAGGTTGAGTACGAATACGTTGAGGATCAAGATGCTGTCGCTAAATACGGCATCATCAACAAAGACATCAAGGCACTGGGTTGCTACAGCCAAGGGCAAGCCCGCCGTGCCGGTAAATGGGCATTGCTAAGCGAGCAAAACCTAACCGAAACTGTTACCTTCTCAGTGTCAATCGACAGCGGCATCATCCTGCGTCCCGGCATGGTGATTGACATAGCCGACCCGTTGAAAGCTGGTTCACGTCGCAGCGGTCGCGTTAAATCCGCCACCACAACCGCAATCACGATTGACAGCAGCACTGACCTGTCCGTCAACCTATCCAACAGCCCAACAATTTCGGTGTTGATGCCCACGGGCTTGGTGGAAACCAAATCCATCAGCAGCATCAGCAGCGGCGTTGTAACCGTCAGCAGCGCCTTCAGCGAAGCACCAAATGCCAACACAATCTGGCTGGTGCAAACAACTGATCTGCAATCACAACAATATCGCGTGTTGAATGTTGCGGAAGCTGAGGACGGCATCTACGGCGTTACTGCCCTGGAATACAACAGCAGCATTTACGCAGCAATCGAAGCGGATCTCGAACTAACTGAGCGTGACATTACCAATCTATCCGCTAAGCCTGACGCACCAAGCAGCATTTCAGGCACGGAATATTTATACCAAGATGGGCAAAATGTATTTTCTGGTTTTGACCTGAGCTGGATTAGCCCGAAACAGCGCGTCAACGAATTTCGCGTTAAGTGGCGCATTGATAACGACAACTGGAGCCAAGCCAACAGCACGTCACCGTCCCTACAGATTAAAAACACCCGCAAGGGCACGCTGTATGTCCAAATCACCGCCGTCAACTACCTCAACAAAGTAAGCGACATTGCTGCCGCTGAGTTTGACCTGATTGGCAAAACAGCAGTCCCAGGCAATGTGCTGAATCTTACCTTTGAGGCAATTAACAACAACTCTGGTCGTCTGCGTTGGACCGAAACCGTTGACCTTGACGTAAAAGTCGGTGGCAAAATCCACATCCGCCACAGCAGCCTCACCGATGGCACGGCGACTTGGAGCAACAGTGTTGACCTAATCCCTGCTAAATCCGGTAGCTCTACCGAGGCGATCATCCCGCTTGTGGAAGGCGAAGTCTTGGTGAAGTATGAAGACGATGGTGGGCGTCAAAGCGCGACAGAGACCAGTGTCATCATTGACCTGCCAGATACGATTGCACCATTAACAATTCAAACCCGCCGCGAAGATCAAGACGCACCACCATTCCAAGGCACCAAATCGGACACTTTCTACAGCGAAGAATTTGACGCGCTCACTCTGGATGGGACGACGCTCTTCGATTCTGTTGTTGACGTAGACCTGCTGCCGACCTTTGACGTGATGGGCGACGTTGACAGCTCTGGCACGTATAGCTTCCTAAACACGTTGGATCTGGGCAACACTTTTGCCGTCGATCTGCGCCGGTATTTTGTCACCCGTGGCTACTTCCCGTCTGATTTGATTGACTCGCGCACCAACACTGTTGATGACTGGAGTGATTTTGACGGCAGTATCACAGACAAGGTAAATGCCAAACTGATGCTACGGATGACAAACGACGACCCTGCTGGCACACCAACCTGGAGCGCCTACCAAGAGTTCGTCAACGGCGCTTTCCGCGCTCGTGCCTTTGAGTTTCGTGCTGATTTGACCAGTTCTGCCATTGACCAGAACATCCTGGTAGATGAGCTGGGTTATGACGCGACATTCCAGCGCCGTACAGAAAACAGCGATGGTGCCGTCAGCAGCGGCGCAGCGGCAATGGTCATTACGTTCGCCAATCCGTTTTTTACTGGCACCGCCAGCCTTGGAGGGCTAAACGCATACCTGCCTAGCGTTGGCATCACAGCTCAGAATATGGGTTCAGGCGACTTCTTTGAGGTCACCAGCGTCAGCAACACGGGCTTTACCGTCACGTTTAAAAATTCGGCGGGCACCGCTGTTAGCCGTAACTTCAACTGGAGTGCGGTCGGCTATGGCAGAGGCGGTTAAAGTAGGACATACACTGCCGTTAAGCGGGCTGGCTCATGGCAGAAGCTGATTACATCGTCAGTAACGGCACTGGGGCGGCTGTACGTTCCGATCTCAACGGTCAGCTCGCTGCCATCGTCTCAAACAACAGCGGCGCTACCGCACCAGCTACCACCTACGCCTACCAGTGGTGGGCAGATACGACAACCAATACCCTGAAGCTCCGCAACAGCGCCAACAGCGCCTGGATCGAGCTGCGACAGCTAGACGGTGACTTCACCACGATTTCGGTTGATAACGGCAGTGCTGGTTCCCCGTCAATTTATTTCAACGCCAGCGGCACGGACACCGGCATCTTCAGCAGCGGTACTGATGCTGTTGACATTTCAACCAACGGCAACCGTCGTTTTGGCATTGCTAGCGGTGGTGACATCACCGTGTTTGGCGGGAATGTAACGCTCAACGCACAGGGCGATCTGCGTTTTGCTGATTCGGATTCATCGAACTTTATTGCGTTACAGGCACCGGCAACAATCTCTAGCAACGTGACGCTGACGCTGCCTTCTGCGGATGGCAGTAACGGTCAGGTTCTAACGACCAACGGTTCTGGCACGCTGAGCTTTACCACGCCTGCAGCTACAAGTGACAAGATCACGGAAGGTAATACCGAGGCAGAGGTAGTAGATACTGGCTCCAATGGTCACTTCAAAGTAACAACTGAAGGTACGGAGAGATTCAGGTGCGATAGTTCGGGGCGTTTGTTAGTTGGCACGTCTAGTACAGATGGAAATGATGCCAGCTTACAGGTTAGAAACGATGCGGTTGCATCAAATCATATTCAAGTGCTGAGATCTAGCAACACAGCAGGCGCGGCACCAAACATTTCTGTTGCTAGAAGCCGTGGAACAGCAGCTTCGCCAACCGAGGTTACAACTGATGATCTTCTTGGAACTATTAATTTTACAGGTTACGATGGAGCCGCTTGGGTAAATGGCGCGAACATCGAAGCATACGCAGATCTCCAGTGGACTGATGCCGGAGATACGACTGATAACCCAGGCCGCCTGGTGTTCAGCACTACCACCAACGGGGCGACTTTACCAACTGAAGCCCTACGCATTACACATGACCAAGTTATTTGCTACAACCAACCAACTCATACGTCCAAATCTGCAGCCGCAACACTTACTGTTTCTGAACTGAAAACGCAGATTATTCAGTACACCGGAGCTGCTGCTACTTTGACCCTTCCTACAGGAACATTAACGGAAGGCGGTTTTTCTGGTGTCTATACCAACATGACTTTTCAATATTCCGTGATTAATACCGGCTCTGGTACTTGCACCATTGGCGCTGGTACTAATCACACTATTCTTGGTGCTGCCACCATTGCATCTGGTGCTTCCGGTCGTTTTGCCGCACGTCGTACTGCCTCCAACACGTTTATCAGCTATCGCCTGAGCTAGCAGTCCCCTTCTCTAGGCAACCCCAGTAAACTTCTTTCACAGCTTTGATCCTCATGGCAAAAGCCGCTGAACAAGTTCCAGGCGTTGATTTTCCCTTTACCAACTGGGACATCAATACTATGGAGAGAACCATCGCTGATGGCGTGGTCCATACCGTCCACTACACGGTGACACGGTTTGAAGAAAACGAACAGGCTGGCGCCTACGGGTCAATCGGTCTGGAACCGCCAGAAGCCGATCAGTTTATCCCGTATGCCGACCTCGACAAGGCAACCGTGGTGGGCTGGGTGAAGACTAATTTTGGCGACAAAAAGGTGGCAGAGATTGAAGGCGCCCTGTCCACCGCCATCCAAGAAAAGCTGTACCCCGTCAAGATCAGCGGAGTGCCCTGGTAATGCCCGTCAAATCAAAAACTGCGCTGGGTCGCGTTGAGTTCAAGCCCGGCAAGCCTAAGCGCACCCGTCAAGGGCAGGGGCAACATTCCCTGCCTAGTCATGGGCGTAAGAAGATGCGCGGTCAGGGCAAGGGCTAATGTCTTGCGGTGTCGCCATAATGAGAGCGAAGCCAAAGTCTTGTCGTGGTCGAAATCCTAGCCGCCATCACGGGTGCCTCCATCAGTGTGGCAGCGTATGCGTTCACCGGCATCGCACGGCGCAACGTTGAAAGCCGTGACTCTGTGTTGCGCTTGACCATGGCGGTGGAATCTGTCGCCGCAAAGATGGAGGAGCTACATATCGATTTCAAGTCAGACCGCCGGGAGGTATTTGGACGGCTGAACCAGATGGAGCAACGGTTAGCCAAACTGGAAGCGAAGCCTTAGCCTGAGGTGTCTGCTCCTTTTATATGACCAACGAACAGCTTGCAGTTGCCGCCGTGGTTGTTGCCGCCGGCTCTGAAATCATTGCCTTGTCACCTCTGCGGTCAAATAGCTGGGTGCAACTGCTGATGCGAGGTCTCAAGATCATCTTCCCCAGACGGCGGTGAAGGAACTACGCCTGATCAAGTTTTTTGAGCACTTCGACAAGAAGGATCCGTACCATCGCGCAGCGATTGCACAGCTAGAAGAACGCCTGCCTGACAGCTTGTTCACGCGCAAAAACAACTGGTTCAAGGTTTGGAGCCAATCAGGCAAGCGTATGGGCTAGGGCTGGAACTTCCTACCCCAACCTGACTTTGCACCCTCGGGCAGCCACCGCTTTTGCAGCATGGCACGGCTGTACACAGCCTGGTTGCCTAGCATCACCGACCCGCTGTAGCCGTCGTTTACGCTGCCGTAGGGGTCGTTGACGATGAAATCACCTTTGGCGGTCATGCCGCGCACCACCAGCATGTGACCGCCTGTTGGTGCAGACAGACTGCCGCGATGCAGGATGCCAATCACCACCGGGCGCCCTGCCTTCAGTTCTGCTTCCAGGTCAGCAAAGCCTAGGTTGGTATGCCATGTTGATTTCAGCCCATACGAAGCCAACAACCTGCCCTGTGCGCCGTGATCGGTGGTGTCGCCATAGCCGCCATTGATCAGCTTGCGGAGGTAGTCATCATCACCCTTGATCTTGCCTGGCATGAAAAACGCCAAGCACATGGCACAGCTTGAACTATTGCAGGTGCGCTGTGCTTGGGTGAAGTTATCGACTTGGTTGAAGTAAGGCACGGCAAGGTTGATGCTGCCATCACCAGCAGGTTCGGGCTTGTCCTCCTCGCCGTCTAGCTCAGCCCAATGCCCGTTGAATAACCACCAAACACCAAGGCTGTAAGGCAACTCAACCTGCGTGTGCTTGCCCTGCGTGGCAAGAATCTTGGCATCCTTGAACACCTTGCCCTTGTCTATTTCTGACTTTTCGTTGGCTTCTAGATCACTGCCTGGCACTGGCTCCTTCTTCAGCAGCGTGTTGTGAGTAGCAGTCAGATCTGTGGTCTTGGACGCTGCTACCGCTGCTGCAGAGCAGAACAGATTGACCTCCTCCATCCGGCGACGCACCAAACCTGCTAGACCGTTGTTAGTCCAGCGAGGCAGTTCTGCCTTGGCAACAGTGTTGGGATCCTCCCCTGCATTGAGTCGCCTGCGTAACGTTGATTCCTGCAACGCTGTGTTGCCACAGTTAAAGGCAAAGCTGACCAGCGCATCAAACTGGCACTGCTGAAGCGACACAGTGATTAGCTCATTGACGCCCTTCTCAAACCGCACCAGATCCTTGAGCAGCAAAGCCTCGGCTTCTGCTTGGGTGATGGTTTTGCCTGGTGTGACATGCGGACCCGTGCTGCCGTAACCAATGGTCGGTATGCCAACCGGGCAAATGTAGGTGCTGAGCCTGCAGCCCTCAAACTCTTTAATCAGTGACAGCCCAGCCTTGGAGATCGAAGTCATGAATCGCGGTTAGCGTCGAGTGCCTTTGATCAGCCGCAGGCTAGCCTTCTTCCGATTGATAATTCCAGGCGCCTCAGCTGGATCATCAACTGGAATCAGGACGTAGTCATCACAGGCATGGCGCTCAGCAAAGACTGTCGCGGCAATGTGGGTATCGAACGGCCCGACATGCCACGGGCCAATGCGGAGGATGTATTGCATTGATTCAGGCTAGGGCCGCCGAAGCGGCCCCGGTATGGGTCAAGCCAGCGCCAGGTTGGCAAGCATGGTGTTAGCAGTGGTCAGGCGCTGCATCAGTTGGGGAAGGATGTGGAAGTGACGCTCACGCTTGGCAGTTTTAATCATGTCAAGGGTTTCGGCGCGGAACTCTTGCCACTCCTGACGCTGGGACTTGCGGACAGGCATAGAGGCGGCGGTGATCGCGACAACGCCAGCGGAGCGGCGGTTGTTTGCCTTCCATGCGTCCAGTTCAGCGGCGGTCATGTTGGCGGTGATGGAGATGCGGGTCATCGGTCCGGTGCGTTGATGTAGTAACTATACCCCGCCGACGGGGCACAATGCCCCAGATGCAGGGCACCTTCACAAACTGTCACACCGTTATCGGCTCAGTAGCTGCTCAAGGTACAGCTCAGCCTGGAATAGGTCCGAGCTATACCGGCAGATGCCACCCACGCAGCTGCGGTAGTAGATCTCCATCCCATCGCACTGCAGCGTCTCGATGCTGCCGCCATCACGCTCAAACCGTGCCAGCACTACAGGCTCAGTCATCGTCCTTCCTGCCGATGGATCCAGTCCTTCAAACCTGAAACATAAGCACGCAGCGCCTGGGCCTGCTCGAAGTGCCATCGGTCGCCAGTCCTAAAACCGAGCTGGTTGTGTCGGTCAATCGCCTTGAGCGATTGATAGATCATCGCGTTCCATGGCTCACGCACTGGCGTGTTGAAGTCACGCTCAGGCACTGTCAGTCCGGCGCTGCTAAAGCACGATGGAACATCTCACAGTGTGGGGCGTAGCGTCCACCA